ACAATTTAGCCAGGGATGGAATCCGATTCACAACTGATGCTGGATTTACTCTCACAGGAACAGTCAGAATCTACGGATATAGGAACGCATAATGGCTAACATTACAACTGTAAACGCTGCTACTGGCGAAGTAATAGAGCGTGAAATGACCCTTGAAGAAAAAGCAGAAATACAGGAACTTTCTGATGAAATGAAGCTTATGCGAGATGAGTTTGAAACTAGAGTTTCTGCTCGTGAATCTGCCCTTGCTAAACTAGCAAAGCTCGGTCTAACACAAGCTGAAATAGAAGCTCTCTAAAGAAGGAACACAATGTCGAGAAAAGTATTTACCGCAGATGAAATTTTAACTGCTGAGGATGTAAACAGCTTCCTAATGGACCAGACTGTTATGTCGTTTGCTAGCTCAACCGCAAGAAGCTCGGCTATTCTTACCCCCGTTGAGGGAATGGTGACTTACTTAGAAGACACTGATGCTCTAAGTATCTATACCAACTCACAGTGGGTTACAAATAGACCCGTTATGAATTTTGCTAACTCAGCCGCAAGAGGTTCGGCCATACCTAGTCCAGTTGAGGGTATGTATAGCCAACTAAACGACACTGACATATTACAATTTTGGAACGGCTCGGCGTGGACTAACGCAGCAGTTGCGACAGGCGCAGGTCTAGTACACCTAAGAACAACTAATTTTACAGGCGTCAGTTCAGTTTCACTGGGTTCTAACGCTGACCCTGTTTTTAGCTCTCTTTATGACCACTACCGAATTATTATTTCTAGCGAAGCTTCATCTGGAGTGGACAGAAGCTGGTCATTAAGAATGAGGGTGAACACTACTGATGCTACTGGCGGTATTTACAATGTGATGAATCAGGGAATAAACCGAGTAGGTAACCTTATAACAACAACAGCCTCAGGTACAACCCTTGTCAACATAATGCCAAACTCTTTTTACGCTGGGGAAAGAAGCACGGTTAGTTTTGATTTACTAAACCCATTTATTGGATGTACAGTTACCGGACATGGCAACTTACACGGTATTGATTCAAACCACTTTTTTCATCAGTCTTTTTCTTTTTCAGCAACTGGAACTACTGTTTACAACGGATTCTCAATTATCAACTCAGTAGGTAACTTTGTAAATGGCACAGTTTCTGTTTACGGATATAGGAAGTCATAATGTCAGAAAAAATCTTTATACAAAATGGAACCAAAGTTGTTGAGGCTAAAGGAGATGATTTAGCTTACTTGTTGGCTTGGCAAGCTGAGATTATTGAAACAAATGCAATTATGTATCAGGAACAGCTCGCAAAAGAGACAGCTCGTCAGTCAGCTCTTGCCAAACTAGCCGCACTCGGTCTAACAGAAGAAGAAATAGCAGCTCTGTAAAATGGCTGACGAAACAACATCGGTAAGAGTTACTCAGGCCGACATATACAAAAAGCAACTTGAGCATGGCGAGATTCTAATAAAGGTCTTGCAAAAGCTCGACCACCTTGACGATGTACCTGAGCGCATAAGGGAAGTAGAACTCACTCTTGCCAGGCTTGCTTGGATTGAGCGCATCGCCTACACAGGTCTAACAGCTTCAGCAGTTTCAATCATCGGTTTACTAATTAGCACACTAGGAGCATAAAGAATGGCAAAGGCACAACAAGCAATAGACGGCGTACAAGGCAAAGATTGGAAAATCACTAGCCTTATGGGTAACAGAATCCACCCAGTAACCAAAGCCCCTAAGCACCACAACGGCACAGACATATGGTCACCTAACGAGCCTTGCTGGATTGAAGCACCTTTTGACGGCGTTGTTGTAGAAGCTCGCAAGTCAACTGCTGCTGGTGGGGGATTCGGTAACTTTGTTAGATTGCAGCACAAAATCAACGGCGAGTACTACACAACTACTTACGCCCACATGCTTGATGATTCGGTCAAGGTAAAGCCAGGTCAGAAGATTGAAGCTGGAACACCTCTTGGCAAGATGGGTTCGACAGGAATGTCAACTGGTAAGCACCTTCACTGGGAGCTACAAAAGGGCAAGACCTATGCTTGGAACGATAAGGGCCTAAACTTCATCGAGCCTGTTGCTTTCTTTGACGCTCTTATCAAGCTAGAAGCAATCAATGGAACCGCTAAAGAAGTGACCGCACCTGACTCGGCTGTTGCCCCTGCACCTGTACATGGACCAGCCCCAGTAGCCCCTAAGCCTGCACCAGTAGCCCCGACAGCCAACACCTACACAGTTGTCAAGGGCGATACCCTAACTCGCATTGCTTCACGAAACGGCACTACTGTTGCTGAGCTAGTAAGGCTAAACGGCATCAAGAACGCCAACCTTATCAATGTCGGTCAGGTACTGAAACTACGCTAAACAGCCCTGTAAGGCTCGTACGCGGGTTTTGGTGTCAAACAAGGGAATTACCCTAGGAAAGACCCTACAAGGCTCCTACGAGGCGTACAGCGTGTCAAATACGACACAAACCAGCGTAATTGCTGGGCAGTAAAATAGTAATAACCCTACGCTCAAACTTTGAACGGAAGGCAACCCTATGTGGTTAGACATTGCTCGCAGAACACTAGCTGTAATCATCTTGAAGGTCACAGGTATCTTTGTCGGTGGAGCTGTAATCGGCCTTGAGGTCCTTCAGGCTGTGGCTATGGCCGCTTTTGCTGGAATCATTGATGTCGCTCAGGAGCTATCTCGGTCTTACCTTGCAGATGGCAAGATTGACGCAGATGAGCTAAACAAGAGCTTCGGCAAGATTGCTGACAAGTCAGGTCCTAAAGACTCCTAAGCTTTACGCGCTCCTCATGGGTAGTGCCACCCCAGATGCCATGCATGCCTGCGGATAAGGCGTAGTCAAAGCATCTCAGTCTGACAGGGCAATCGTTACAGACCTGCTTGGCCACCTCAATCATCGCTTTGCGCGATTCTGGGTCATGCTCATCTTCGGGAAAAAACACATCTGGAAGCTCGGCACACTGTACGCCGTCATTGTTTCTTATGGCTTCTTGCAACTCAATATATTTGCGTTCAATCTGGCGTAATGTCATAGCTACACATTAGAGTAATCACACAGAGAAAAGCAAAGCCACGCCGAGAGAGTTAGCGTGGCCTTGCGACAAGGAAAAGAGAGGGAAACCTTGCCAGTAAATAAATTACCAGCAGAAACAAATGAGTTACTCGAAGCAGTCCTACTAGGCGACTTTGCCAACGGAAGTCAAGAGTGGCACGACCTAAGAGATGAGCCAGGCGCTATCGGTGGCTCGGACATTGCCCCAATCGCAGGATTGTCACAGTGGGAATCCGCAATTACCAAGTGGGCAAAAAAGACAAAGCAGATACCTGACGAGCTGACACCAAATATGTCAATGCGACTCGGTACAAAGCTAGAAGCACCTATCCTAGAAATCTTTACCGAGGAACACCCAGAGCTAACTGTTTACGAAACAGGAACTTGGGCAAACAAAGAAAACCCTTGGGCTAGGTCAAACCCTGACGGCTTGTATCAGACAGAAGATGGAAGCTGGGGAATTGTTGAAGTCAAATTCAGTCGTGACTACTGGACAGCAGTGCCACAGTCTTACCGCGCACAAGTTCTTTGGTACATGAAAGTTTTTGGAATCAGACAAGCAAAGCTAGTCGCGCTTGCAGGTTCGAGCTATCAGGAATACGACATCGAGTGGGATGAGTTTGAAGCTGACACGCTTTGGCAAGCAGCGATTCGGTTCCGCGAACACTGCCTAGAGATGAAGATGCCAGATTGGGATGGAAGCAACTCGACACTAGAAACAGTACGAGCTATGAGTCCTAACATCGAAGATGGCGAAGTTGACCTTGATGACCTTGGCATGCACTATTTAAACTCGGTCACAGAATTTGAGAAGGCTAACGCCAAAATGACAGAGCTAAAGGCTAGAGTTATACAAGCAATGGAAGGCAAAAAGCGAGGACTGATTTTCGGCGAGCATTGGCTCAGCCTTCGGTCAAGACTCGGTGGAGCGCCTTATTTACACGCAGAGAAAGGGAAGTAAATGCCTCAATTTAACCTCAATGATTATGAAACTGTGGAAGAACGAATCCGCAGGTTCCTAAAAGACAATGTTGACGGAAGAATTATTACCGACAACCTGACTACGCCACAAGACCGACAGGTTGGTATGTGGGTTACTCGGTCAGTTGTTTACCTAAACGCAAGCGACCAAGAAAAGAATTTACCTAAAGGTTCAGGCTTAGCTTACGAAGTTGACAGCCAAAAAGGTCCACAAGCTACATCTGGACTCGAAGTATGCGAGACCAGTTCGATTGGTCGCGCACTGGCTAACGCAGGATACTCAGGCAACAAACGCGCTAGCAGAACTGAGATGGAAAAGGTAGCTAGAGGCAACACGCCGAAGCCAACCATCAAAGACTGGTCAGCAATGGCAGACGCACTTGGCGATGACATAGAGGGTTTACGATTGTTGTACAGCGAAGCCAAAACTGGTGGAGCTACAACAGCAACACTCGACAAGATAAAGGCAATCGCTAATGGACTCGCAAGCAAGAAGGATTCTGATTCAGTCAATCCTTGAATTACAGGAGTGCCTACAAGAACAATACAAAGAAGGTCATCTAACGAAAGTTAGCAACCTATGGGAGTTACAAAGAGATAGAGCAGAGAGGCTCAAGTATGGAAATTATTACACCAGGCCACATAGTCGAGGAACTACAAAGGCTGACCAGGGAGATGGACAAGGGAGCTAACGCTCTCTACGACTCAGAGTGCAAGCTGGCTGATGCTGAGGCAGCTTATGACAGGGCTGTTTCGCTGGCTTTTATCAATAACTCAGGAACTGTTGCCGACAGGCAGGCTGTGGCTAAGTTGCAGTCAGTAGATGAAAAGCTCAAGGCTGACCTAGCAAGGGCTGAATACAACAGGGTAAAGACCAAGATGAGGGCTTTATCAGACCAGGCGACCATGATGGCTGTAATTAGCAAGAATGTCGAATTACAGTGGAGAAACGCCTAGCTGGTAGCCTTATCGGGTGATAGCCGAATCCTGCTCCTGTGGGGCAAAAATAAAGACTGATGACGCTCAGGCAATCAAGCTTGTGCGTGAGTGGCGGCGTAAGCACACCTGTCAAACCGACATAACCGACATAACCGACACTGTTGAAGCTGTAAATGGTGGCGTGTCAGAAACTACTATTGCTTTAGGTTTTGCACCTGCCGAAATGCCAGCTAAAGAATACGACCCTTGGGATGACTAAAAAACAGTTTGATAAATACTTAGCGCGTGACAGAGGTTGCTGGCACTGTGGCTCGACAGGTGACGACCTAATACCTCATCACAGAATCAATCGTGGCATGGGAAGCAAGAATCACCTTGCAAATCAACCAAGCAACATCATCGCGCTATGTTCGCAAGCTAACGGCTTATTAGAGTCAGACGCTGCGTTTGCTCGCCTGGGTCGCAAGTTAGGTTGGAAGCTTAGGAACTATGAGAATCCACGCGAAGTT